CTGTTCCGTTGTACATTTCCTCGGGAGACCATTGACTGTAGCTCAAATTGTTTAACCACTGATTGATTTCATCTTGTGTGGCCAGTTTGACAGTTTCAATTTCATCCAAATAGTTGGTTGATATGTCCCATGCAAAATTTCCAGGATCAACAGCCACAGTGGGTATGCCATGCAATACGCTGTCAATACTGCTGCCGCTGGAGTAGGCCACTGAACAATATGCTCCTGATATATCATCCTCAAACGACTTGTGTCTGCCTATGCTGAAAGATACATTAGATTTTAAATTTGACAGCGCGACCGACGACACGAGACTATGAAATTCGTCTGAACTTTTGATACCGTGTGCCGGATGCGTTCTAATCACAATGGGGCGATCAGTCGCCAATCTAATTTTGTTAATCGCGTAATCAACCCATTCATACAAGTTAATTCCGCGTAGACTTGCATCGCCAGGTAATTGCAGCATGAGCAGAATATGTCCGTTGGGATCATGCTTCCATCCGTTCCACTCAATTCCAAGTTTTTTTACTCTGCTGTCTTTGTGGTTGCCATGATTGAATATTCCGCTTTGATTTAAAAACCCGTTGATACCAATTCTATGTTGAGTGTTTTGTTGATTGACCACTCTGCCAAGCAACGGAGTTTCAATCACAATAAACGTTGAGACATTTTCCACAATGTCGTTGCGCACATTGTGATGATTTTTATCTCGCGGTTTCCAGCTGCCCAGTATAACTCCCACGTCGCATGGGCTATATGAATTATACAGATCCAAGGAGGCTTGTGTATTGCTGTTGGCAGCGTTGACAATGCCGTTGTAGAACTTGGTTAGAATTTCTCGTTCTTCAAAGTTCCCTGCAGTTTCTAAAAAGACTTTAACCAGCATTCAATATCCTATAAGCAGTGCCATTTTGTAGTTCTGAGACATGAAACTGTCCATAGGCCAAATGGCAAGCCCATGCATATAATTTATCCTGATCTGGCCAATACGGAGTTTCTATTAGACTTAGGTCCCGATTAGCCACCGGTGCCGCAGCATGGCTGGGCGATAGTGCAAATGCTGGCACACCCAGTAACACACTTTCCACAGCAGCCACACTGTTGAAAGTGACCAAGGCATGTATATCATCCAGCAATACTTTGCTGAGTGGATCACTTTGTATTCGATCTATTCTGTTGGGCGATCGTTGTCTAACTACCACGGGACGATCTGAGTATTTTTTAATGGTGTTTACAGTATCAGTGATCCACTGTTGTTGATCTATGCCATAGAACTTGCAGGGTTTTTCATCAGGTGCAGCCACAATGATTTTTGAGCCTGTGCGTTTTTTCTGTAGATCAATATTGAACCGTTTCCATCTATCGTCGGGTCGCGAAACAATGTTTCCATGTTGTAGATTGTTTTTCACAATCCTATGCCACACTTTCCATCCTTGGGGATTTAATGGATTGGGATTGTTACCAAAGTATCCTGAATCAACATAATAGAAATCTCTACCATCGGCCCAACACTGTTTCATTATTTTGTGTTTGAGTATGCCTCGTAGAACTATGGGCTGATTGCTTGAACCGTAATCAAAATCTGCAACTGGTTCTGCACCGCTGCCGCGAGCAAACATGTTGATGTATTCATCCTCAGAATTTTTACTGAGAAAAATCCAGTCGGTCATTGAGCGTTGTGTTGCAAACAATACTCGGTGAGCATGCGCTCACGGTGCCATTCATCACCCATTGGAGTGTCAGCAAACTCATGAAAACATGGAGTGCCCAAGGTATAGTGCAAGAGCTTGGCGTCGGAGTTTGGCCCGTATTCATCGGGCAACCAATTCCATTCCTTCGGTAGTTCGCCTATGCGATCATCATCCAGCCACGAGAATCGATGAAGTTCAGCACCTGTGGCTCGTTGAACAAATTCTGGAGTAAGTTTTCGATTTGGGTAGCTATTGCAGTTCCATAGAATCACACTGCTCCAATTTTTTCTAGGGTAGTCTTCGTTCTTTGAACCTAGATATTTCACAGGCATTCGAGTTTTGTAGTCATGTTTGACTACTTGAACATCCTTGTATAAGTCACGCAAGTTCCAAAGTTCCACAATGTCACCACGCACAATCATGTCGCCGTCGATGAATATGGCATGACCTGTGTATTCTTGAAGATAAGGAACAAGAAATCTAGTGTAGATAAAGTGGTTGCTGCCATCGGTGTGAGTTTCGCTGTAGTCGCCAAACAAATTCAAGGCCACAGGTATGATGGCCACTGGCTGACTGGCGTTTCTTATGATGCTGTTGACACAGGTATGATAGGCAATGGCCTCACGAGGATCGTAGCCAATATAAACTGGTATGGCTTTCATCGTCGTTCAATGTCCTCTTCTAAACAAGATTCGCCGAACTGTATTTCAATCAGTTTCAGCGGCTGATCAGTTTCGTTGCACAGTTGATGCCACTCATTTACTGAAATCCAAGTATGCTGATGCACAGTCATTGAACATTTTAAGTCTGTGTCTGTTGATTTTTTATCCACGGTATACACTGTGGCTTCACCTTCAGCCACGAACCAAAATTCAGCGCGATGATCGTGCCGTTGCATACTGAGACAAGTCTTGGGATTTACAGTGAGTTCTTTGAGTTTGGTCGCAGCGCCAACTTCATGCAGCACACGATAGTATCCCCAGGCGCGATCAGTTTTGGGTGCTTTCCATTCTTCGAGAATCCAACTGCTGGAGTTTTTCTTATCCTCGCCGCCTACACCAAACACAAACTCAATGCGGGGATCTTCAACATCCATCTCGGGAATGTTTTTTGCTGTGCGATCTCCGCCATTGGCAAATATCAGTTCAGCATCGGGATAATGTGCCCTGACCTGTTGTATAAAGTGTTTGGCAGAACCGTCTTCATCGTCAAATGTGTAAACTTCGTCTACCACTGCAAGATTGTTGACCACGCACAAACGCTCTTTCCAGGGCATAAATGCTCGACCTTTTTTGCGAACAAGCCATTCATCGCTGTTGAGTCCCACCAACAGCATGTTGCCCAAAGATCGAGCTGCCTTGAAATAAGCAATGTGTCCAGAATGAATGGGGTCAAAGCCGCCGGTTACAAGTACAATTTTCATACTGTATTTACGGACAGTTTAGAACAGGTCTATCTTTTCCCAAGGCAAATCTGCCTTACCAAAGTGCCCGTAGTTGGTGGTAGAACTGTAGATGGGTCGGAACAAGTCAAAGTGTTTGATAATGCCCATGGGTGTTAGATCAACCACTCGTGGTATTAACAGTGTCAAGTCTCTGGCCAGGGCCTTGTCTTCACACTCTACATAAAAGCTCATGGGTTCTGCCATGCCAATAGCATAACTGATTTGGCAAGTGGCCCACGGAGCTCTTCCAGTTGCCACAATGTTCTTGGCAATGTAACGCATCATGTATGCAGCACTGCGATCAACCTTGGTGGGATCTTTGCCAGAAAATGCACCGCCACCATGCGGGGCATAACCACCATAAGTGTCCACAATGATCTTGCGACCCGTAAGCCCAGTGTCTCCATCGGGACCACCAATCACAAAACGTCCTGTGGGATTGATATAAAATTCAGTGCGGTTGTCTACATACTTTTCGGGCAAAACGCTTCGGATCACGGATTCAACTGCAACTCTCACATGTGCAATGTCCGTGTCCTCGTGGTGTTGTGTACTACATACCACTTTGGCAATTCGCACAGGTTGATTGTTGTCATCGTACTCAAATGTGACTTGGCTCTTGGCATCAGGACCCAACCAAGGCAAAGCCATGCTCTTGCGTACTCGTGTGAGTGTTTCCACAATTCTGTGACTCCAGTATATGGCACTGGGCATGTATGTGTCAGTTTCGTTACAGGCATGACCAAACATCAAACCTTGGTCGCCTGCACCAAATGTGTCTGTGCCTAGAGCAATGTCTGCTGATTGTCCATGCAATAGATTGGTTATCTCCACTGTGTTCCAGTTAAAGCCTGACTGCTCATACCCGATATTTTTGATGGTTTTGCGAACAGCACTTTCAACTTCTTCGTTGTGCAAAACACCTTTGTACTCGCCAGCAACCACAACACGATTGGTTGTGACCAAGGTTTCGCATGCACAGCGTAGTGCAGGATCTTGCTTGCTCATCACAATGTCAAGAACAGCGTCGCTGATGGCGTCGGCCACTTTGTCAGGGTGTCCTTCACTTACTGACTCGCTTGTAAACAAATAACTCATATTTTCCTTAAACTGTGATATCTTCCATGCCGGCTGTTCGCAGCCGAACAATATGCCCCATTTGCCACTGTTTGGCTTCAAGTCCCTTCATGATACCTAACCATTTGTTACGCAACAATGCCACTTCGTTGATGATTGTTTCAAAGTCAACAACTTCGTCTTCACCATCCACATATTTTTCAGCGTCGCGGCTGGTAAGAGCTCGTGCGTATGCTTCAAGATATTTTTGAAAGTGGCGGCGGCGAATTTTACGCAATTGAATGTTGAGGTAACTCAATACTGCTTCAATTTCTTGCAACTGATAAAATCTTTGTTCGGTTGCTCCTGGCAATTCTTTTAAATGTCGCTCGATTAAGCCGCTAATTTTACATTCTTTTTTAGCGTCCTCAAGCTCACGCTCGTAGTGTGCTATAAAATCTGGAATATTGCCGAGGTCAGCGACCACACGACTATACCACATTAGTTTTCCCAGTCTTCGTCTTCGTACTCTTCGTCTTCGTCTTCTTCGTCGTCCTCTTCCGCATAGTCTTTGTCGTTGTCAAGATACGCAGTCAATGCACGTTTGATATCCAGATCGCCCTTGAAGGCATCACGAATATCGTCAACATCCGAGTCGTTGTCCATTAAAATTTGAACCACAGTTTCAGCAGCCTCATTGCGATCCACAGTGTTTATGTAACGCTTGAGCTCGCCCCAAATTTCTGCTGCGATAGTTTCACTCATTCGGTTTCCTCCTCGACTGTAGTTACCTCGTCTTTGTGATTTGCAAAGTCTTTCATTACAGTGTCAAGGCAGTTGTCATCGTTCTTTTCCCAGGCCTTGCGGAACTTCTTGATGATCTCACCATCGCTGGTGGTAAACACCAAGCTGTTGCCTTCGCGTTTGAGCATGCCTTTCTTTTCGATCAAGTCCACTAGACCCGAATAAGGGCTCATACCTGTTTCATAAGGAATCTTGACCTGCACACCTTCAAAGGGTTTGGCGTAGCGTGTTTTCATGACCTTGCAGGCAGCACGAATACCCATGACATCACTGATCTTGTTGCCGTCTTCGTCCTCTTTGAGTTTCAGCTTCTTCATGGCCACCACAATTGAGCTGGCGTAAATGAAACCCTGACCACCGGAGATCTTGTCGTCGGGATCAAACATGTCCTGACTTGCATATGTGTGGTTGGTGCACACCAAGCCCACATTGTAGCTACCAAACATGTTCACACAGTTACGCACCAGTGCTGTCAGTGCTTTGGGTTTGCGTCCTAGGTCGCCCTTCATTTCACCAGCTTCAAACTGGTTTACATCTGTGGGGGTCAACAGCATGCCCAAGCTATCAATCACAAACAGTACTTTGGGTCGATCAGTTTCGGCTAGAGCTTTGTAGTCACTCATGAATGTGGCAATAGTTTTGGCCACATCGTCAATCATGGCCATGCTCAGCTTCAGTAGTTTGCTCTCGCTGGTATCTACCCCTAGAGCTTTGAGCCAATCTTCATCCAGAGCATTTTCACTATCTACCAGCACAACAAAAATACCTTGCTCTTGTGCATGTTTAATGATGTTGCCACTACAGATATAACTTTTGCCTGCTCCCGAGTCGCCAGCAAACACAGTGACCTTGCCCAGGGGAATGCCACGGTTAAAGTCGCCGCTAATCAAATAGTTCAAGGCATAATTGCCAGTGCTGATCCAGTCAGTTGGATCGTTAAAGCCTATTGAAAGGCCATCAATACTTTTTGTAATTTCTTTACGAAATTTGCTTACGTCAAATGGTTTGCCCACAGATCACCTATGTATAGAAAAGATATGAACGTACAGTGAGATCAACCCACTGTACGTAACACTAGATTATTTTTGTTGTCTAGCGCGAATCATTGCCAAGATATCTTCAGCCTTTTGTGCTGGCTTTGCGGCCGCAACTGGTGCTGAAGCAGCTGGCACTTCTTCATCATCAAAATCACTTGCAGGTGCAGTTACCTTGAGTGCTGGTGTTGCTGCTGGAGCGGAAGCATTTTCATCTGCTGCCGGGGCCGAAGTAGCACCAGCAGGTGCTTGTACACCAGCAGGACGGAAGTACTGTCCCCAACGTTCGGTGTCGTATGGTTGGCCATCAACCGATGCTTCAAACATCTCTTTGATAACTTTCAATTCAACGTCTGTGGGCTTCTTGGGCAAGAATGTGCTCAAGTCAAACAAGCCATGTGCATCAACTGCGGCTTGTTCTGCTTCTGTGAGTGCTGACTCCTTACGTGCCCACTTGGAACCATTGTAGTCAGCAAAGCCGCCTTTGGCACCTTTGCTGATACGGAAGTCCAGACCACGCAGGTAGTCAGTTGGCAATTCTTCCAGTTCGGGATCCATCAAGGCTCCCTTGATAGTTGTAAAGATTTGCGGACCAATGATGAATCTGCGAATAGGATTCTCTGGTGTTTTGTCATCGCTCAAGGGATTTTCACGCACAAAGCCTTGGAAAATGTAACTGCGTTTTTTCCAATACTTACGACCCATTTCTTCAAGGCTCTTGTCCTTGAACCAGGTGCGCACTTCTGCAAGGATAGGACATGCCTCGCCCCACATTTCCACGCAAGGTACTTGTACCATAACTTGCTTGGATTCCATTTCGCCTTTGATGCCGTTGAAGGGCAAACGAATCATTGCTCGTTCTTGCCAAAAGAACGTGTTTTTAGAGTTACCATCAGGGAGGAAGCGCAGTGTGGCCGATTGACCTTCTTCCATGTTCCAGTGCGGATAAATTGAATTATCTCCGCGTTCGGTGGATTGCCCACCTTTGTTTTCTGCTGCCTGTAGTCGTGCTCGAATTTCTGCTAAAGATGCCATAGTATATTCTCCTTTAAGTTGCCTATGTATGTTGCCTATCTAAATTACTTAGATCAATTGTTGCCTGTGCCACAAAAGAAAAAGCGCAAACACTGTAGTAGTATATGCGCTTTTGTCTACTGTGTCAATGTTTATTTATGTCATTTGAGCAAAGCCAATGATTTTATTCTTGCCAAAGCAGCATCACCTTCCCGAGATTCATAATACGAACCGGTGATCGCAGCATTGTAGTTCATTGGGTCATCATGATGTTTGTTAACAAACGCCTCTTGCTTTTCTTCGCCCATGACTGGTGCTATGTCACCAGAACTCATTCCGCTGGCTGTTTCCATGTAACCGCACTCGGTCAAGCCGTGTTCTGGGCAGTACTCGCCTTCCATGGTCATGTTGCAACTACCTTCGCCAATTGTGGCACTTTGGCCTTTGATTGGTGCTTGATATTTGATGTCAGTTTTCTTGTCACCAGGATTGGAGATCACGGCACTGCTGCCTTTTACTCCAGTTTTTACGTCTGGCGCAAATTGATCTACTTTGTCTGGAGATCCGCCGCCCATGGCTCCCAGGGCCATTGTGCCTGCTAAGGCAGCGCCTGCCAGTTTGTCTTTCCAGCCTTCGTTTAATCCTAAATCGTCTGACAAGCGTTGTGACACCCACTCGTATGGATCGCCGGTACGTGCTTTTTTGGTGCCATAGGGCATGTCATCAAAGTAGTAATCATACAAGGCTTCGTACAAGTCATCATCCAACTCGCCGCTGTCTTTGAACACAGATACTTCTTTGCTAAAGCGTTTGAGTATGTGCTCCAGAGTGTGACCAGTTGAGTCTGTGAGCACACTTTCTTTAACTGGTAAACCCGCCAAGTTGCGAATGCTGTCGATGTCTTCAAATGTGGCCAGGTTGTCACCTTCTGCCATGGGTTGTTGTGGTGCTGGATTGGGTGCAGCACCTGCTGCCACCGGTGCTGTTGCGCCGGTTTGGGGTTCAGCAGGGTTGCCTGGTGCTGCAGGCTCTGGCATTTCAATACCTAGTTCTTTGATACGATTCATGATTTCTGTGTCGTTCCAGGCATTGGCTCTGGGATCACGTGCAGCCAATTCTTGCAGTCGATCAAACAACTCATCATCACCAATTAGATCATAAAGTTGTTCTGTTGCATTGGTAGCATCAGGACCAACAATCAACTCTTTGGTCATCAATGCTTTGAGTTTGTCCAATTGTTCAGGGGTTTCGGGTAGGCTCCAGGTGCCTTCACTGAGACTGTTGATCCAGTTTTCAAAAATTTCTACTTCTTTCATTTCTTGTCCTTTTTGCTGTATCTTGGCCAGCAGTGGTAGTGCCGCTTCAATGCGACTGTCGATACTCTGCTCGATAAACAGAGTTTTGATGTTGTCTACAACACCTTCTTGTTCTGTGATTGTGGCTGGATGCCACGATTCAAAATACTGGGTGTAACCACGACCTGTGGCCATGTGCTTGAGGTTCTCACGCAGAGTTTGATAGTACTGTTGTGCTTCATTTACCAATTGCTGTGTGACGCCTTCTAGAATACGTGTTGCGCTGGCTCGGTTGAAACGACTGAGTACAGCAATTTCGTTCACAGTTTCTGTGATGTGGCAACCACGAATGTCGTAGGGTTTGCCGCCTTGACGAACATGTTCCAACATGGCTCGGGCACCCGACAAACTTTTAAATCCCAATTTGAAACACTCACCTTCAGCAGTCTCAATAAACATTCGGTCAATGTGACGATAACGTGCATCATTTTCTCCCAAGGGTTGACTGTGTACAATTCGCAGTCTGGCTTGAGTGGGTTCGCCAGCATAGCTGATTTTTCGAGTACCGTAGTAGCCTTCAAAAAGACCTTCTTGTATGGCTGCCATGCCTTGCATGGTGTACTTGAGTTGGTTGATGTCTGCTATGCTGTGTGTCCAGCGATTTTGCGTGGCCTTGCGATTTATGTGTTGTATGAAATCAAAAAACTCAGATTTGTCATCGCCTTCCATGGTGCGCCCGAGATTATCGCCATACATGATTTTGAGTTCGTTGTCTGAGTCCAACACAATGACCATTGTGCCATAGTTCTTGCCTGACCCAGAAACATAGTCAAATGTAAAGGTTTTTGCATCTTCTACATCTGTGGGTTTTCCAGTGCGGTCCAGCATCTCAGGATGAAAATTGCGTGTGACCAACATATCTAATAGTTGCTGGGATAAAGAATTAATTGTAGCCATGGTTTATTATTTATGATTTTTTGGAAGACGGCCTAGTTGCCATCCTGGCGGAGCATCAACAAAGTAACTTTCTTCTTTGCCGTTGTTGTACCATTTTTTCCCTTGGGCGGCTCCAATTTTACCTTTGCTGTTTTTACTAATCTTGCTGTTGCGCTCAGAGTTTGAATAAACCGCAGACATCTTTGCTTTATAGTCTTCAGTATTTCTCAAGGACCGTTGCATTTCCCTTTCTGCGGCAGACCATGTAGTACCTTTTGGACGACCACCAACCCCAGGACGTTTGATGCCTCTATTAGGGGCAGGTTTGCCATACATTGGATTTTTACTTCCTTTCATTCCCTCGGTCTGAAGAGTGTGAACAATTTCAGCAGTGCTAATCAAACCGCTTAAACCCAACCAAGCCAACTTGTCCTGCAAGTATCCGTGTTGTTCAAATAATTTCTTATGTGCCTCTGCGTGTTCTTCTACAGTAAGTTCTACAAGATTATCAGAATCATTTGATCCTCCCATGTGTTTGGGTATTTTATGGTGTTTATGTAGTATCATGCTGTTATTTATCATCATTGATGACAAACTCACCTTAGAATTGTACAATGAAAGGCAGCGGCTCAATTACTTCGTCGTTGAAATCTCTCATCTGGGTGTCTAACTCTTTATGATAACTTTGCAGTAACTGCATCATACGCACTGCCAACAACGAACCCATTATCAAGTCATCAGTCTCGCCAGGTTTGGCAGCATATCCGGCGCCGCTGGCAACAAAGGTTTTTAACTCACTAACAAGCAAACTGCTATTGATAGTCATCTTGCCAGTTTCAACCAAAGTTTTAAATTTACTGCATGCAGACAATTTGCTCTTGTTAGTGGTATTGAATCCTTTGCGATATCGACGACCGCTAGAATTAATAACAGAATTGTCGCTTAAAAAATACCCAGCAATATTCTCTTCCCCGTAGTGTTCTATAGACAAAAGAGCAGCTTCTCCCAGTGTATTGTTTTCTACTGAGTAATAAATATTTTTTGGGTCGTTGACTGTTTCATTGATGTGTCGACAAATGTCAACCATAATTCTAACCTGCTCTGGCACTATGGTCTTGTTATGCCGCCATTCAGCAACCTGCGTTGTAGAATTAGCTTCAAATACTTGAATGGCCGCAGGGTCGCCTCCGGTGCCTAGACTAGGGTCCAAGGCAACAACATAAATTTTATTTTTTTCTGGCTTCTTAAACCAGCGCACCTGCCCAGTTTTGTACATGGGTTCTTTTCCTACTAGGTCAATTAATTTAAGTGGACTAATTAATGTTTCTTCGTCCTGAACAAATTCGCAATCCATTTCTCTGCGAAAACGTTCATCGCCAAGTTGTGCTCGTTGTTCGTCGGCCCAGGTGTCGTCTCTTTCAGGATGCTCGCGCCAGAATGCTCTAAATGCCTTGAACCCG